TTCATATCAATAGTTGTAGCGGCAATTTGGATTTCGGTATCGGCTACTATATCGAGTTGTCCATCAGTGCTAGAATTAATATAAATTGCTGTGTCTCTAAACTGTACTTTTTCTGTTGTTGTAAGTAGTAGGTCATCTGAGAATTGGAAGTAATCTTCATCTTCCATCCAAGTTAAAACACCATCGTTAGAGTTAGCGTTGAAAGTAATTACAACATCGTTGTCTGTGTTAGTACCAAATACTAAAGCGTTGCTAAACAGATTTGAAATTGGTCCACCATCACCTGCGGTAGAACCGTCATGGGTATGTCCTGTTGCTACGTTAAAAGCATTTACTAATTGATTAAACTCGTTATTAAATAGTGCAGCAGTAATTGTATCCCCATCACTGAATGAACTTTGTCTTACATAAGTAGCCATTTATATATCTCCTATTGTCTTCCTGATGGTCTGTAATTAATATACAACCCATTAATTGAATATGGTGCGTTAGTATCCGCACTAAATATTTTAAAAAAATTACTGTGTCCACTACCTGTTAAACTTTGCCTAACTAGAGGCTGTTCTGATGCACCAAATTTTTGAGAACCAAATAAAGCTAATCCAAAAATAGCAGGTTCTGGTATTTCAGTTAAAACTACGTCAGCAGGTTGTGGAGTATCTAAACTGTCGTAATCAAATCTAATTCTAAGTGTTGGTTGTGCGTCTCCTTCTGGTGTAAAAGAAATTTTAGCATAGTCTAAAGTCTTAAGAGTTCCTAAATCTCCATAATCATAATCTGGAGACTGATATTCAGCTTCGATATTTGCACCATTAAAATTATTACCGGTGTTATGATTATAAATTTTACCGTCTCTATCACCATGATATACTTTTTCTGTTCCCGTACTATCAAATCCAGATGTTATAGCAGGTGCTTGTATACCCAAAGTTTCTGACCATTCAAATCCTTTTGGTCTAAGTGTTCCTATAATACCTTTTGAAGTTGCTGCAGTGTCTGAAGATGTACTATAAAACATTCTATATTGTGACTTATCTCTAAGCACAACACTACTAAATTGTAATGTATTAGCAGCTGCCGCAATATCATTAATTAAAGGCTGTATAGCCTGACTAATTGTACCTAACTCAACGTCACCAATTCTTGATGTACCAGCAACTGTTCTAAATCCATCAGGTGCTAAGAATATTAAGTCACCAGCAATCTCTTGGATTGTTTGTCCATCTAAACAACCTACGTTTTTAGTAACAGGTACAACTGCTACGGTACTAGAGTTATTTATATTTTGTAATTTAAATATTGAGTTTTGACAGAATATAAATAATTCGTTACGAAAACTTTTAAGACCTACAACTTTATCTTCTAAAGTTATACTACCTGAACCAGTACTACTAAAACTATCTATGTCATTAGTACCACTATAATATATAGTATTAGGTGTAGTTGGGTCTCCTGCAACAACCAAATGTTGGTCATGTATTGTACAAAACTTAGCTTTAGTAGAGCCACTAATAGTTATTTGACTTGTAAAATATGTTCTAGCACTTAAATTAGCAGACGTTCCAGTCATTTTAAATAAGAAAGGTTTATTGTTACCACTCTTATCTGTTATAATTACTTCACCATAATCAGAAGTACCTTCAAATATTGCAAACTCACACTGGTCTATTCCTGTAAGAGCTAGTTCACTTCTACCACTAAAAGTAGAAAAGTTATCTCCGCTTGATGCAACACTTGCTTTGTTTAATTGTAACCAAGTACTTTCTCCATCTTGGCTAAAAAATATATCATCTCCTACAACAGCCAGTACACCATCTGCATAAACTAATAGCCCTTCTACATCATTAGTAGTATTAGGAAGTGTATCGCCAAATAAACTAAAACCATTTATTCTTCTGTATCCTCCTTCTGTAGATACTTCAAAGTTTCTTAACTTAGTAGCTACTCCCGGAGTTTGTAACAGATTTAAAGAGTTAGTAGACTTATTAAGCCCACCCCCTAAAGGAACTGAAAATGGTTGAGAACCTGCCATTTAGAAATACGTCCTATCATCTGACATATATTTAGGCGTAGGATTAATTAAATTAGATTTCATAGTCCTCATGTTTTTTTTGTATTCATCAAGTGCAAAGGACGCTTGTTGTAAATTTTCTTTAAATTGGTGCACGTAATATCTTGTTCGTGCTGTTATCACATTGCTATACTGTTCTGGCATAACAATAGTATCATTATAAGCTGATAAGGCTGTAGGTTTTGCAAATGCATAAAAGTGTACATTATAAACTTTATCTGGTATTGGACTTAATCCAAATTTTCTATGGTCTGGACTTTTAATAACATACACAGGCTCTCCATGTGAAGCATCTGAGCCTTCAGCATCATCTGAATTTTCACTATCTCTATAGTATCTTTTCCAGTCTGTAAGTGTTAAAAATTTTAAACCTTTAGAAACGTAAGGAGTTGTTTCTCCACTTACGTTAATTGTTGTTAAGTAAAAATCATCCCAATCTACTGACGAATAATCAGTTGTTATACTAGAGCTATCTGTTTTTAAAGTATACCACCTAGTTCCCGCTACTGAAGCAACAGTTACGTTACCATAAAAAGGGTCTGTGCCCCCACTAGCTCCTGCTGAAAAAAAAGGTAATTGTGGTTCTTCGTTAGCTATGTCAAATATAGATTTATTAATTGCATCTTTTACAAATGATTGTATTCCTGTAGCACTACTAAAAGTACCAGAAGTCATTACAACTTCATTTAGTTCTCTTAATACTTCGTTACTTAAATCTAAATATGTTGTAGCCATTACTTTTTACCTTTAGCTTTTAACTTTGCCTTATTACTTAAATCTTTAAAATGAAAAAGTTTTACACTGGTCTTACCGTGTGTTTTGCCAGAATGTAAATCTCCATTAGGCATTTTATGTGAGTTACCTTTGTGTTCAGTTCCGTCTCTTTTATAATGTTTTACGCCTTTCATTTTGTTTCCTTAAAAAGTGGAGAGGTCCGTTAAGACCCCTCCGAGTTGGTATTAGTCAATACCGTAGAATGCACTTACTATAGCTTCATCTCTAAGTACTTTCGCACCGTAGACATGTAAGCCTCTAACTATGTCACCAAACGATGTTGGGTCTCTTAACACTTCTGTTGAGAGAATAGTATTAGCAGTTGCAGTAGATGACATATGACCAGCCATACATTTACCAGCAGCATTAGTTGTTGCAGCAATGTTGTTTGACTTGTACATATCAAATCCACGTAGTTTTCCACTTGAAACTAAGCCATTTCTAATTGAGCCTTGACCTGCGTTGAAGTCTACAGACAATAGTTTAGAAGATGACTGACCTAGAACTTCGTAGAAGTCAGGACTTGCAACAAACCAACGACCTTCTTCAGGTACGTTCTGTTCGTCTAATAGTCTTGCCATTCTAGCCATAAGGTCTAGAGGGTCTGTTTCACTAGTTTGTCCTAAGTCAGCAGCACCTGAGCCATCGTAGACTCCTGCAGCTAAATCAGTAGCACTGTCAGCACCTAAAATGTGATTAGGTGATGATGCAGAGCATCCAGCAAACATAGTTGCTAACACAGCAGCGTCATATGAATCTTTCAATGCATATGCAGCAGAGCTTGAAGCAATCTCTTTGAAGTTGACATGTGACATATTAGTTTCAATATCATCTACGATGAATTTGAAAGCTTTAGCACTATCAACAACCAAAGAAATTTCTTGGTCTGTTAGTCTAGTTTCAGTTGTGTCGCTATTTCTTGTATAATCTGATACTGAAATAACTGGTTCTTTTATAATTTTGACAGAGTCTCCGAAAGAGGAAATTTCACCAGCATAATCTGTGTTGGTGATAGCTTCTACTACCGAGGCTTTTCTGAAAAAGTTCATTACCTTTTTAGAATAAACCGAAGGTAAGAAGAAACTATTTGTTTGTCCACTTACGGAGTTGCCAAAGTTAGCGTTTGTATCTGTTGAGGGTTCAAAAAATTGAGCCATGATACTTCTCCTTTAAGTTAATATAGTTTAATCTGATATTAGCCCGTTCTGCATAGCATCTGATATTTCCGTTTCGTATTTATCAAATTCTTGTACAGACATAGCTTCTATCTCCTTTAGTGACCAGCGTTTCTGTTGAGTTGGTTCTACACTAGTTGTTTTAGTGGAGACCATATCTGCAGCAGATTGTCTTGTCGGTTTTTTAGAAACTGACTTATCCTTGGGAAGTTCTATACCAAAATCTTTCTTAAACAAATCAAGAGCACGTGAAGCTAGGTCAGCATCGTCAGCGTTTTCATATACCCAAGCTTGGATAGATGAGTGCTGGTCTTTTGCCCAACCGTGAAAGTCATCGCTGTTTCTGATATCTTCAAAATCAGGGTGTCTTTCTAATAACCTTTTTTCTGCATCTTGTCGTACTAACTGATTCTCGCGTTCTTGGAGTTTACTAAGGCGTTCTTCTAGAACTTTTGCTTTAGTCTCAGATTGCATATGAGCAACAGTTTCTACAACTTCATACACATCAGGATAATCATTCTTAAATTGTTCTAATTCTTCTGGAGATTTAGGAGCTTTATAGTCGGTTCTATTTTGCGTAGCCTCTTCTATTAGTTCTTGTTCTCTAGATTTAAACTCATTAAGCCTACTATCGTAATGCTTTTTTAAATCATCATATCGTTTTTTGTAATCTGGCTTTTTATAAGGAGCATCCTTAGTAGTTTCCAGTTCTTCAGTATTAACACTTCCTTCAGTTTGTACTTCAGTTATATCATTACTTTTAAAAAGTTTATTCTTTTCAGAAGACTCTTCAAAAAACAAACCTTGCGATGATTCAAAAGGTTTATCTTCACCTTTGTGCCAACTTTTCCTTGCGTTATAAGGGTTTGGCGTTTCTTCTTTTTGGACTGTATTAGTCATTTTCTATTCTCCTAATTGGGGCTTTTGTTCACAAGGTAGCTCTATGTCGACTAGAGGGCTTGTATTGTAAAGGTAGCCTTTCGGTTATGTTGTGATAAAGTGCCTAGTATTTTAGGGTAGCTTTATCTTAAGTTTGGATTTAATCTTGGATTAACCCTACGCATATCGTCAGAAATATTAGAACTTTCTAATTCTTCTTCCTCATCGTTTTCTAGGATTCCTCCAAAAGCAAGTCCTTGTCTTTTATCTACAGCATCTTCAGCTTCTTTCATCATAGATGTTAATGCATCTTCTCCGATTTCTTCTACAGCTTTTGCAGTAAAGACAAATTCCCCATCAGATAACCTTGCAGGTATATCGTCTGAGACTCCTGTTCCCGGTCCTTCAATAGGACCAGAACCAGAAAATTCTGAAGCACCGCCAACTACTTTGTCAAATATGACACTGAGTTTGTCGTTGCCTTCTAATTCTTTATTTAAAAATTCTTGTTCTTCATCAGATAAAAGTTTAGACATTACGTGCTCTACGTAATCTTCTTCCATATCATCATCTGATTTCATATCTGGTGTTTCCATAGGCATGTCCATAGACATATCATCAGATAATAATGAACCACCCATGTCGTAGCTCATTCTTTTTTTAGATGCTCCAGCACCTCCACCATACATATTTTTTCTTTCTTTAGGTTTAGCATTTCTATATTTTTCTAGCTCCATGTGTAAACCATCTATGTCTGTTTGTTTTTCCATTTTAACAATAACAGCTCTATAGTTTGCATTTTTAGGAGTATCTAGTAATGCAATTTCTTTATCGTTTAATCCAAATGCTTTTCTAAAATGTTCTTGCTGTGCTTCTCTTGAGCTAACAGTTTTACCAGCCTCATAACCCATTCTTTTTTTATCGTCATCTAACATTGATTTCATTATATTTCTTCCTTCCTTAATATTGCTTCTTTAACCTGTTGGTCCAGCTGCTCCAGTCTGCCCAGAAAATTCAGCTTCCCCTGCAACCGGTACATTTCCTGTTCCGATGTTGCCACCACCAGTGCCTGTAGCTCCAAGCTCTTGAGGTTGTTGAGGTGCTCCTTGAAGTCCGCCCAGTGGGGACTGTTGACTATCGGGTTGAGCTTCTTCGCCATTTGTTTGTCCAGCATTTTGCATTCCTATTATTTGTGCCATCATAGCAGCTTCTTCAGGGTCATTGAGTATTTCATCAGGGTCTAAGTCTAAGCTATAGGCAAGTTCACTAACGAGTTTAGAAATTTTAACAAACGGAGCAATAGCAGGACTTTGTGCAGTTTGTAAGAACATTGTTAATCTTTGACTTCTTACTTCTTTTTGCATTAAGCTATTAGTACCTGTAGCTCTAACTTCTAAATCACCTTTAACATCCAACTCGTCTTCTAAGAATTGCATGTTCCACTGGAAATAAGATTCTCCTAGTGGCTTTAATAAAAAGTCATCAAGATTTTTGATAACTGTTTTAATATTTAAACTAGATGCTCCAAGCAACATAGACATACCAGAGGCAGTCCTTGTCATACTTTGAACACCTGTTTGACCATGTGAGTAACTAGGAATACCTGTTTGCTCATCTGCAAGTTGTCTAAACTTGTCAAACATCATTAAATTTTCTTGTGATGTATTAGGAAATTTTAAACCGTGTATAGCTTGTCCGGGCATTCCTGCTTGTCTGCGGAATATTTTTCCGGGATATATTTCCATTGATTGTCCACCTACTAAGGCAGACTCATCTACATCAAACACTAACGACCCAGACATTGCTAGGTTGTCAATAGCCATTCTTGCATGACCATTCATAATCTGTTGAGAATCATCCATGTTCTCTGCTACACCAATACCAAAGAAGTTATATGGATTTCTTTCGTATGGAAAAGCGTTGTATGGTATTCTATAAGGAGTAAATGGATTTAATACTGCTCTTAGTAAATAGTGTCCACATGTCCATATATTTACTTGTACTTCATCTAGGTCATCAACACTGTCGGGTAAGTCAATACCTACTTCTCTTGCATACTCAGCATCCATGATGCCCCAGTATTCTAATATTTCAAAGTTATTATTAATATCTTCATCAGACCTTGCATCATCTTTTAATTGAGATTCAAAATCTTTTTCTACGTAGTTAGCACCCATTTGAATTGCACTACGTATTGCATCGTCATCAAAGTAAGGCATGTTTCGTAGTTGTCGTAATTGACTACGATTCATTTTATGTCTGTGAATTATATATTCACATTCTTCCATATTAGTAGCTGAAGGGTCTGGGTAAAAATCCCAGCAACTTACAAACTCAATTCGAGGTACTCTAACTTCTAAAGGATTATAATTCCTAGTTCCGTCTTCTTCTGTATCCCACTTGTGTAATTTTTTATTAAAATTAAATGGTCCTTTTACAATCCCTGTACCTAGTAAAGCAGATTCTAAAAGAGCATTTCTTAATTCAGAGTTACCGTTTGATTCTTCAATTTGGTCATGGATAAGCTTTTCCATTCTCCTTGCAGCTCTTTGAGCAGGAGAAACTTCTATTTTTTGTGGGTCTGCACTTGTTCCATCTTTAAGAATACCAGCAGCTTTTGCTTGGTCTTCAAGACTATCTTCAAAAATACCGTTATGAAAAGTAGCTCCAGCTTTTAAAGTTTTTCCGTCTCCTTCAAAACCAATGTCGTAAGGACTTTTGTAGTCAACATTGTTTCCGTCAACTTCCATGTCTTCCATCTGTTCACTAGTTTCTAATCCGGGAGTTGGATTAGCAGTGTCAAGATGTGCAAAATTAGTTTCGCCTTCAGCTATTTTAGTTTCCGCAATTCCTATCGGAAATTTGCCTGTACCAAATATAACATCAACTAACTGTCCAAAGGCAGCTAGTACTTTAGTTTTAGTAACTTTTACAAATACTCTAGATTTTTCAGACTCTCTAAACTTAACACTTTTAGAGTATAAGCCTCTATAGTTTTCATAAGCTTTGAGCCATCTTGTTTCATCAGTTTGTCTAGCTTCTTCAGCCTGTGCAAACCTACCTTTAATTATTCCGATAAGGTTTCGTTGTTGGTCTTCTTCTAAAGTTAGTTTAACTCCAGACTCGCCTTCTACTTCTTCGTAGATACTATTAGCGTTTAAAAATGTATTTTCGTTGTCTGCCATATTTTAATAACCAAATGTTGAATCTACAGGTCTATACATTTCTCTTTTTAAACCTCTAATTCTTTCTAACGGGCTTTCCATTCTAGGTCTGCTCATTATCATATATCTTAACGCGTCATATGCGTGGTCAGAAGCATGTGTATCCACATCTTCCGGATTTGTTTTAGACAACGGTATAGACTGTAACTCTCTTATTAAGTTAGGACATGTATTAAATATCTGTAACTTAGGTCTTCCGTTCTCTCTAATCTTTAAATACTCGTGTAATTGTATCTTACCTTGTATTCTATTCTTATCTGCTCGTCTTAACTTATGACCAGCTTTAATTAAACTCTCTCCTACAGTTGGACCAGTTGTTCCTGTTCTTGCCCATGCAGCGGTATCCAAGACACCATTCACTGAGAAAGGGTCTTCGGACTCCATATCAGTTATTATAGCACCTAATTCTTCACCTGTCAAGCCTTTTTTATATAATTCTCTATATATTATTAAAGTATTATCATTTACATCCATTATTCCCCATAAGCAACAAGACTCTGCGGCATATCCGTAGTCAACTGCTTTTACTCTTTCCCAATGTATCGGAAGTTCAAAAGGAGTAATAACATGCTTACTAGGTTCAAATTCTGTAAATGCAGCTCCTTCAGCAACATCCCAGTTACCTTCAAGAAGTTGTTGTCTTTGAGTTGGCGGTAAAGATTTAAGCATCTGCTCATACACACCATCTTCTGAAAGATAGGGGTTGTCAGCTAATTTAGCAGGAATAAACTTACGAGTTAAACCATCCTTACCTAAAAAACTTTTGTTGTGGTCTGCAACTTCTATATATCTTTTCTTTACCCAGTGCGAACCAACACCACCGGGGTTTGCTGTGCATCGTAAGTATGTTTGTATTTCTGGGTCTGTTGTTCTTAAACGTGAAGCAAGATAGTTCCAACTAAACTCTGTAGGTAAATGAGTAATCTCATCAAAACCTATCCAACTATATGCTTGTCCTTGATATCTGTATACATCTGCATCTCTTTCTAGGAAACCAAACTCTACCTTTGCACCGCTAGGGAAGTTCCAAAGTTTTTCTACTTCTCTAAACTTAGCACCGGGGAATGCTTGTGGATATAATTCACGAGATTTATCTATCATCTCCCTTAGTTCTGGCATAGACCTTCTTAGTATTAAAGCTCTATGTGCTTTTTTATGAGCATATCTAAGTGGGTCAACTATCATTGCATATGATTTACCACCACCTGCAGCTCCGCCATATAACACATCTTTTTCACCAGCAGCTAGAAAATCTGTTTGTGGACCTTCATTAGCATGAAAGAATACGTGATGATTGTCAAGTTTTTCTTGTACAGCTTTAGGAAGTTTATTTAAATCTTCATCCGTAACAATACCTTCTTTAGTATTATCAAGCTTTTCAAGAGTTGTTTTTTGTTTTTTGAATGACTTCTTAGCGTTGTTGAGCTTTTGCTCTAGCTTTTGAATATTCTTTTGTTTACGCGAAATAGTTCTACGAGCTTTAGACTCAGCATCGTTTTTAGGACGACCACCTTTTTTACGAGGAGTACCGTCTTTTTTTGTTACAAAATTGCCTTCGCTATCTTGCAAGTAAAGATGTGGATTTAATTCCCAATCTTTCGCTTCGTAATCCATACTTTTTATCTATATGTTTTTTTAGCCCCGGAGCAGACATTCGTCTGTCCGTCTTGTATTCTAACCAATCACATGCTGCTTGTAATGATATTTCTTCGTTGACTACCATATTCTCTGCAACCTGTAATGCTTCTAACTCAGGCTCTATTGGTTTTAGGAAGCTACTTGCTTCGTTATCTAACTCATACCCAAAAGGTATGGTAGATGTAGTTCTTTTTATATATCCTTCTTGTAACATATTACCTGTACTTAGCAGTTTTCTTGGCTATTTTCTTAGGTTGAGCTACGTGTTGCTTTCCTGCTGCTGTGCCTTTTCTTTTAGCTGCTGTTGTTTTAGCATATTCTTTACTTGATAATGCCTTAATCGCCTTCTTCGGGAGATATCGTTCCCCCGTCTTAGCTGACGGTTTACCACTTTTTGTGCCCCACTTTTGTTTGGTCCACTTAGTTAGACTTTCTTGTGGTGCTTTTTTTCTTGACTGGGGCTTTTTTCTTATCATTTGTTTTTTTTACTTTGGTTGGTGTTAAACATTTTTTAAAAAGGTTTGAGTAACATTTCTTTCCTTTTTCCATTATTTTAATCATAAATTGTTTCATTACTTGTAGCCACCTCCAGCGGCTTTATATGCTTTTGCAAGGAGCTGGGCTTTTCGAGCTGACCACTGACCGGCTTTACCGCCTTTTGTTCCAGCTTTAATCCTCTCGAAAAGTCTCTTACGCATAGTTGGCTTGGTATAGTTACCAGCTTTGTTCACGGTTGATTTACTTTTTGTTTTCTTTTTTGTTGCCATCTTTTTTTCCAAATATTAAATCCCAATTATCTTGGTATTGTTTTGAGCTTGTGTTAATTCTAGGTCTTGCACCCTTACCACCATCGCTTTTACCATAAATACTTTTTCTAAAGGTTACTTGACTGCCTTCGTCATTTCCTATTTGTCTACCCACAACTTACCATTTAACCTTATTAGCCCAGTACGCTGCTGACATTTTTCCTTTAGCTATATTCTTACCGTGTCTTGCTTTAAAAGACTTTCTCTTTGCTTTCATTCTATCTGATTCACCTGATTTAGGCTTACCAGCTGTGGACGCACCTTGCTCACCGAACCTAATCATTTTAATAGTGCTGCCTTCCTTGGCTAACACTACATGTGATTTAGTAGGATGTTTCGGAGTTCTTTTAGGTTTGTTATAACCTGAGAATCTTTCTCCTCTATATTCAATGCTCATTAGTGTACCGTCCTTTCTTTTATTATTTCTTCGTGTTGTAGTTCTTGTATCTCTCCAATTACAAACAACCCGTGTTCTATTGCTATTCTACTAGCTTGTATCATTGTATCAGCTTTAATGTATGGTCCTATAAGAATACCGGGGACATTATCTATGTACTCAGTTATCCAAATTTTCATATTGTGCATCTTCTGCTTCTATATCAATAGTATGCTTTTCTGGTAGTATAAAGATACCACCGCTAACACTATGATTAATGTCTAGCTTATCTGTTTTAACAACACCAGCCCTATCTAGTATCGTCTGTGCAGCTTGTAACTTATTGTTAGCTTGGGGAACAGGCTTATCTGATTTCATAATCTGTATAAGCTTGAATGCTGCTGTAGGGGCTTCCCTCGCAAGTACGTCTGAGGCTAAATCTACTACTTCGTGTTTTAATGATTTTAATATTTGATAGTGATTGCCTGAATATCCTGCAAGTTCGGCTGACTTTTTGAAGTCTCCTCCAGTCTCAACGAGGTTATTTAAGAATGTTTCTTGTTTCTCGGTAAGGTTTCGTTTCTTTTCTGGTAGATAACTCATGCTTCTATTATAAGAACTATTTACTAGTTTGTCAAGTACTTTGTAAACTTTAAAAGTATTTTAAAAATGCCTTGACAAATAGTGAAAGGGGGTGTATAATAAAGTTGTAAACGTCCCCCGGTTCAACACCTACATAACACACGCAAACCTCTACTAAAACTAGGGGTTTTTTTATGTCCTAAAGCTTATGAAGTTTTGGGAGTACGCGGCTAACTGGTTTATAACCATATTGGCTAGAAATGTATGTGTTTTATATATATACCACCCCACCCCCCCTGTGCATCCTGCCTCCCCCTACTTGCCAAGGCTTCAAAAGTTATCCACAGGATATCAACAACTTACAAAACCTAGCACACTTTAAAAGACCTATACAGCT